TGTAACACGCAAACTACAGTTGTTCTCACTATCTGATGTTGACCCTGCTGTTGCAGACATCATCGCTTACAACATGGCTGACTCACTTGACATCGTAGCGCAAAACACACTACGCCAAGGAACAAATGTTGTTTACGGTGGAACACGCACAAGCACAGCAACAATCACTGCTTCAGATGACATTGACTCAGCATCAATCCGTAAGGTTGTTGCTAAGTTGCGTTCAAACAAGGCTGTTCCTCGTGCAGGAAGCCTATACTGGGTAGGTATTCACCCAGAAGTATCACACGACCTCCGTGCAGAATCAGGTTCTGTCGGCTGGCGTGATACTCACGCACACACAGATGCATCCCTTGGTAACTTGTTCGCAGGTTCCATCGGAACTTACGAAGGTGCTTTCTTTATTGAAAACCCTCGTATGTACTCTGCTAAGTCAGGTGCAGACCAGACTGCTCTTGCAACTACAACAGTAACTGTTGCTGGCGTATCAGCAGCATTTACATTTGGTGTTGCTTCTTCTTCAGTTATCGCAACTCGTGCTGAAGTAGGCGACAAGATTTCTGGAACAAATGTTGGCACAAGCGCCAAGATTACTGCAATCTCAACATCAGGTTCAACAACTACTTTCACAGTAGATGTTGCTAACTCTGGTGCTGTAACAACAGGTACAACAATCACAGTAACTCCAGTAACTCGCGTATTCAGCACACTTGTTTGCGGTAAGCAAGCATTGGCTGAGGCAGTTGCTCAAGAGCCAAATGTGGTTATCGGACCTATCACAGATAAGTTGATGCGTTTCCGCCCAATCGGTTGGTACGGTGTCCTTGGATGGAACCGTTACCGCGAAGAGGCTCTATATCGCATTGAAACTGGTTCTTCAATCGCTGCTCTCTAGTTGATTGACTGTAGGGCTAAAGAAACGAAAAAACTTTAGCCTTACGGTAAGTCCATTAGGAGGACTATGACAAACTATTACTTCACCACACCAACAATAGAGGAAACACCTGCGGGTGGACCACCATTGTTTGACCGCTATAAACTGCCCCGTGGTATTACTGTACTTCGTTTAAACGGTGTATACTCTTCCTATAGGTATCCAAGCCAAACTCAAATACTGAGTGCTGAGGAGTTTTATATGGGTGGAACAATTAATCTTATTAACCAAGCAACGAGAGATGCTTTAGTAGCACAAGGCTACGGAGCATACATAACAACAGCATGAGTTTACATAGACAACAAAAGCACCCAGAGTTTGTAGAAGGTTGTTTTGGCTGCAAAGTTGGAACACTTCAAGTATCTGCTGGTGATGCCAACTCTAACCTAAGAGTATCAACCCGTAAATGGGATAAAGAACTTGAGGCATATAGAAGCGCTAGAGCGCAAGGTATTCAACCTGCTGGAACCTCAATGAAAAAAGTTAACGAGGCTGTTCAGATTTCCGAACGGGCTGGTAAAGCATTTGATGCAAGTACGAGGAGTTTTAAGGAGTAATAATGACAGCCATTGTAGGTATACAGGGCAAAGACTGGGCGCTAATTGCTGCAGATTCTATGACAACCTACGATGACAAACCTTATTACGCCAAAGGACAAGACAAGGTTGTTAGAAAAGGCGACTACATATTTGCTTTTGCTGGAGATGCAATCGCTGGCAATATAGCAAACTTTATGTGGAATCCACCTAAGTTAGTTAAGTCAATGCATATAGATGATTTTATGCAGAACAAAGTACTGCCTTCTCTAAGAGAAGTAATGTCAGACAATGGCTACCACGGTGCCAGTAAAGATGATAAAGATGCAGGCTTTGATGCTTTGATATGTTTAAACGGAACCATCTATGAAGTAGACCATGATTACCTATGGTCAAGAGATGACCGTGGTTTATATGCTGTTGGTAGTGGTGGCAACTTAGCCCTTGGTGCACTAGCAACAGGTTTCAGTAAAACCTCTATAAAGAGCGCTGAGTTTGCAGCGCGTAGAGCAATAAAGATTTCTGCCGAATACAACATAGGTGTCGGTGGAGATATAAAAGTTATATCCCAAAGGAGGAAATAATGTGTATTGAGTGTAACTGTTTTGGAACAGTAACGCCTTATGGAGTTGGTGGAAGAACACCTACTGAAACACCAAAGGCACCAAATGTAGCAATGTACAACAAGCCAATCCATAGAATCGGTGAAGTGCCAACTGGTATGTCATACAAGGATATGGATGATGACGAGGAGTACGGTCTATGATGAAAAAGAAAACTTCAATGAAAAAAGTTGAAAAGGTTATGGGCGAATACAAACGTGGAACTTTAAAGTCAAGCGCAGGCTCAAAGGTAACTAAGCGTAAGCAAGCCGTAGCAATCGCCATGAGCGAAGCAAAGATGGCTAAAAAGAAAAAGAAGTAATGTCATCGGGGCAAATAAAACGCCACGATGGTTTTAACCCAGTTCAAATTAAAAACGGCATGATAGTAAGACTGCGTAAAGATGGAACAATTAAAGCAGTCTTAGGAAAGCATGGGGAATATGGCAAGCAAGAAAGACTCAAGACTCGCTAGAGCAGGTGTATCTGGTTTTAATAAACCAAAGCGAACACCAAGTCATCCGACCAAATCACATGTTGTTGTAGCCAAAGAAGGAAGCCAGGTTAAAACTATTCGTTTTGGTCAACAAGGCGTAACTGGTGATAGACAACCTAGTGCACGACAAAAATCGTTTAAAGCACGACATGCTAAAAACATTTCCAAAGGAAAAATGAGTGCAGCATATTGGGCGGATAAGGTGAAATGGTGAAAGGTAAAGCATTTTGGGACAAGAAGAATCCAAACAAGACATCTACAAAACTGACTTCTGCACAGAAGGCTGCTGCCAAGGCTCGTGCAAAGGCTGCGGGTCGGAAGTATCCCAACCTTGTGGACAACGCTGCTGTAGCACGCAAGGTTAAAAAGAAAAGTAAGTAATTAATTAAACGAAAGGTAAATAATAATGCAACCAAGACCAGGTAATCCAAATAAAAAAACTCCAAAACTTATAGTAGACCCAAGACCACCTAAGAACATCCAAATAAAAAAACCTATAAAGCGTGGCAAGTTAGAAAAACCATATCCAATGCCAGGACCTATTGATGATAAAATAGTTCGTACTATGCCTATTACTCAAAAGCAATTAGGTCAAATAAAGAAAATGTATAAATTAAAGTAATGTCATCTGGTAACTACACCAAACCTGGTATGCGTAAATCATTATTCAAAAAAATTAAAGCAACCTAAGTCAATAACAAAAAAAACAGCGAGGTATAGATAATGGCAACAGGAACAGCAGGAAGCACGCTAACAAGCGAAATGAATCGCTTAGCCAATGGTGGTACATATCCCGTTAGAACAGCCTATAAAGCCCTTGTAGGGGCTGCTAATACTTGGGCTGGCACTACTGGCTTGGCTCTACTTGGTGCCCTTAATTACAAGGCAAGCAGCACAAGACAGCCAAACAACTATAAAGGTTTAAATGCCGTGTGTAATGAGATTGCTGGAACCTCTGGGTTATCAGCCGTGGATGCTTTAAGGAGTATCAATATATGAGTACATTTACTCAATTAGCGGACCGTGTTGAGTCTGTACTTCATGCCTACACAGAAAATACTGAACCAACCTCATGGCTTACTACCAGCGCTACCACAACTACAACTACTTTAGCGGTTCACGATGCATCAGTTATTGGTCGTGGGTACATACAAGTTGATGATGAAATTGTATTTGTTCACACAACAGACAATGTTGCAAACACGCTAACTCTTGCTCCTTGGGGTAGAGGACAGCGTGGCACAGTCGTTGCTGCTCATAGTGCAAATGCCAAGGTAACAGTAAGCCCACTATTTCCACGCCAAGAAATTAAAAATGCAATTAACGACACCATTAACGCAATGTATCCTATGGTCTTTGCTCTTGGTTCTTATGACTTTGATTATGTAGCATCACGGTACTCTTACTCCATACCTGCAGCCGTAGAAAATGTTTTAAGTGTTACTTATTCAATCGTTGGTCCATCTAAAGAGTGGTTCCCTGCTCGTGGCTGGCAACTAGACCGCACCGCAGATACTGATGCATTTAGCAATGGCAAGAGTCTTTCAATATATTCTGAAATTACACCTGGACAAACAGTTCATGTTTCTTATTCTAAGCGCCCAACACTACTAACTAATGATAGTGATGACTATTCAACCGTATCAGGCATGCCTTCATATTCAGAAGATGTAGTTATTTATGGCGCAGCCTTCCGTATGGTTTCTTTCTTGGACCCTTCACGCCTTGGTCCTCAATCTGCAGCAGCAGATATGTTAGATGGCGTAAGACCTACAGGCTCTGGACAAAATGCAGCCAGATTCTTGTACAACATTTATCAACAGCGTTTAAACGAGGTGGCTGACAACCAACGCCGTCAACACCCAATTCGTTCCCACTATCAGAGATAAGGTAAACAATGGCAGCAGGCGACCCAGGTACCCCCAAGCGGAACTACTCCTCAACCGCAGTAGAAACTTCGCTTCAATCATCTATAGCAGCACAGTCACAAGGTGCATCAAACACATCTTTTATTGTCGCATCAGTTAGCGGTTTCCCATCAGTTCCGTTTACATTAGTTGTTGACCCTGATACTTCTAAAGAAGAAGTCTTAACGGTTACTGCTGCAAATAGCACAACACTTACTGTTACTCGTGGTGAAGATAGCACTCAGGCTGTAGCCCACTCTGCTGGTGCCGTTGTAAGACACGGTGTTTCAGGTAGAGATTTCCGTGAAGAGCAGACACATATTGCTGCTCGTGGCTATGATGTAGACCAAGCAATTCTTGACCTTGCTAATCAAACACATGTTCACGGCTTAGCCTCTGGCGATGGTAGCGTAGTAGGTACAACTAAAACACAGACTCTTACTAATAAGACTTTAACATCACCAATTATTACTGGTGGACAAGTTGGTGATACTGGTATTACTTTTGAAGGTGCAACTGGAGATGCAAACGAAACCTTCCTACAAGTAACAGACCCAACGGCTGATAGAACTATTACTTTGCCTGATGCTTCAGGTAATATAGTTCTTGATACTCTTACACAGACATTAACTAACAAAACTTTAACTAGCCCTACTATCTCAGGCTCACCAGTTATTACTGGTTTGTCTAGCGCTGGTATGGTTTCATCATCTGCTACTCCAAAAGATTATGTAGATGCAATTCTTGGCTCAGCCACTGCTGCTGCCACAAGCGCAGCCTCTGCTGCAGCAAGTGCTACCGCAGCAGCAACATCTGCTACAAGCGCTGCTGCTTCTGCTACGGCTGCTGCAACAAGCGCTACAAGTGCAGCAACATCTGCTACTGATGCTGCTACCTCTGCAACATCCGCTTCTACTCAAGCAACAAATGCTTCTAACTATGCAACAGCAGCAGCAACCAGTGCAACCAGCGCTGCTAATAGCGCAACTGCTGCTGCCTCAAGCGCAACAACTGCTGCTAACTCAGTAGCAACTATTGCAGGTTATGCTACCTCTGCAGCCAACTCAGCAAGCGCTGCTGCAACAAGTGCAACTAGCGCTGCAGCAAGTGCTACTGCTGCTGATACCTCTGCAACATCTGCTGCAGCGAGTGCAACGGCTGCTGCTACCTCAGCATCTAGTGCAAGCACATCAGCATCATCTGCTTTGACATCTGCTAACTCTGCTGCAGTAAGTGCTGCTAGTGCTGCTGCTGCAGTAACAACTGCAATTCAAGCAAGTATCATTGATGCTAAGGGTGACTTAATTGTTGGTAGTGCTGCAGATACCGCAGCGCGTTTGGGTGTAGGAACTGACGGATATATTCTTACTGCATCTAGCACAGCAACTAATGGACTTACTTGGTCTGCTGCTCCTGCTGGATATTTAGCACCAACTATTGGTACCACAGTAGTTACTTCAGGTACAACAGTATCTACAATTACTGCAGTTACTTTAGATAACGCAACTCTTTCTGGAACTTTAACTGCTGGTGCTACATCAGGAACAAATGGATATTTACTTACCTCAACAGGAACTGGAGTCCAGTGGGCTGCTGCACCTGTAAGTTTGCCATCTCAAACTGGCAATGATGGCAAGTTGCTTACAACCAATGGCACCACTGCTTCTTGGGCTGGTGCAGCACCTGTAGCACAAACAACTGAACCAACAAATTTAATTGATGGTTTAATCTGGATTGACACAGATGGCACTGCGCCTACAACTGTAGTCACACGCTGGACAGAACAACCTGCTGCAGGTACTACAGTCCTTACAGGTAATGATGACTACTCAATCCCATTGGCTTACAGCCCAGGGTATGAGCAAGTATTCCTTAATGGTGTACTGCTTTCTCGCTCTGGTTCTGAGTACACAGCAACTAACGGTACAAGTATTACGCTTGCTGCTGCTACTGTGGCTGGAGATATTGTAGAAGTTATCTGCCCACTGCAGATTGCAACTACTGATACCTATACACAGTCTGCTGTTAACAATGCGTTCCAGGCTAACACTAATAACTTTGCTGCTGGTAAGAACAAGATTATTAATGGTGATTTTAATGTTAACCAAAGAAATTTTACCACCGCAACTGCTGCTGCTTATGGTTTTGACCGTTGGCGTTTTGAGTTTTCTACTGGTACTAATACATATTCAGCACAAACATTTACACCTGGTACTGCGCCAGTCGCAGGATATGAAGCAAAAAACTTTGCACAAATGGCTATTAGTGGTCAAAGCGCAACAAGTGCTTACAATATCTTAGGACAGCGCATAGAGGATGTAAGAACTTTTGCAGGTCAAACAGTTACATTTTCTTTCTGGGCTAAAGCATCTAGTGGTACTCCAAGCATCGGATTAGAAATAACACAGGTATTTGGTAGCGGTGGCTCACCTTCTGCTTTCGTATCTACACCACTTGGTTCAATTACAACTTCAACAAGTTGGGTTAGATATTCTAAAACTGTATCAGTACCTTCCATTTCAGGAAAAACAATAGGCACAGATATCAACAGTTCATTTATTGAGGCTAATTTTTGGTTAAGTGCTGGTTCTGACCACGCTACTAGAGCATCATCTATTGGTATCAACAATTCAACTTTCCAGATTTGGGGTGTACAGGTAGAAGCAGGTTCCAACGCCACAGCCTTCCAAACTGCAACAGGTACTATGCAGGGCGAATTGGCTGCTTGCCAAAGGTATTATTGGAGAGCAGGTGATGGAACTGGTGGACTTTATGGC